CTTCTCTCAATCGAAATCCTCTCTGTATTGAGGATTGATTAGAGATTCTACTACGACTCTGTGCTCTATTATTCCTTTATGGAATAACAGACCCAGGAGTGCTATAGCTTCCATACCAACTGATTTCACTTTCGTAAAATCTGTGGAGGAACCATACTTAGAAAGTATGGCTCCTAACGTTGGCACATTATCGATCAGCCCTTGTTTGATGAAAGAGGCAGCATCTGCTACCCTTGCACCAATAGAGGACTGAGAAATAATCTGTTGGAAGGAAATACTGGATACATTAACTCCGGTAACGATAGTCCTCTTAGCGAATTCGAAAACCTGTTTATTAGGGGAGACAATGGATTTTGAGAGGTTAATCTCAACGCCCAAGTCTTTCATAATATCCAGATATCGGAAAGCCAGATTCTTATCGAATATAACTATATCATCACCAAGAATTTCATATCTGTCCTCCCACTTAGTTAGGTTACCAAGTGAGTGAGAACAGCATTGAAGGATTCAATGGTGTGTGATAGCTAAACCTGCTCAAGATGAGAGTCCCCCCATGGGTTGACCAACGGCATACCTGTACGAGTTATTCTGATCTAGTAATAGATGAGGATACTTCTTACCAACAGCTTTTGGAAACTCGAAAACCCTATCAGCCATTAAGGCTTGTCAGGCAGACGAGAATCCATCTAAGCCGGTCAGACCTTCTAAAATAGATCCCGTAAGGGACCTAGGTAGTCGGTCAGTCGCTGAACTTAGATCAAAGCTGAAGGCACAGGTATACGTTTTAGCTTTAACCTTACTCCGTTCCACACTAGCCTCCTGATCAAAAGTTCCGTCGTTTGGAATCAAACGAAGAATTTCGAAGAGGTGGTCATGTAATGGGCGCAATACGGATTGGCTGATTGAATCGACTAGAGCAAAAACTCTGATCTTTCCAGCAGCTTCTTCCTTAATTGCAAACTGAGATAAGGCATTGGATCGATTGGCAGACTTCTTAAATACGAGATTCTCGTACGTAAGTTGACTAACCAAAGAATCCAACCCGTTAACAATAGAATTCCACCTAGCAAGGGAGTGACCAGCTAAGACACTGAGATATCTGTTTACATTCTCATATATCTTTTGCTGATCATCATTCCCTCTACTAAGCAGGTAATAGTCAGTAAGAATCCCCTTGTAACTCATAGAGTTACTAGGTGAAGACTTATGACTAAGAACTAAAGTTCGCGGAGCTAATAACATCTTTAACTTAGATAAGTCCAATCTTGAAAAGAAAGGTCCTGTCTTTGCTAAGGATATTAGGTCGAGGAGCCTCTCTGGGCTACCACTAAACGGATTATAAATAGATTCTACTTTTGATTTTCCATCAATAGATAGAATCCGATATATACCGAATAGAGATAACCAGAGACGAACAACACCGTTATTCCCAGCCCTAATAAGTTGGCGATCTC